ACTACTCTTTCCTCAAGGAGGTTCAAAATGAACAATGAGAACAAAACAAGGATAAGAACAGCATGGGTAATGATTGGTGTGAGTATTATCACAATGATTTTTGGCATCAATCCCGCACATGCAGCACAAATGCAAGAAGCAATAGTGTATAATAAAAATATATTATATATTAATAAATATACTAATTTAGTTAATATTAAAAATATTATTAATATAGATATATTAAATAATAATAAAGAAAAAAACAGTAACACAGATTATTTAATTAATGATCTGTCTTCTGGAAAAACTTTTTTAATGCCCGCTTATAGCATCAAGCTAAATTTAAATCAAAGAGTAGATCAGCGAGTAATAATTTCAAGACTAGCAAATGCAATCAAGTCAGTGGAAACTGGCGGGGTTAACGCATATTATCGCAAGTCTTATTCCAGTAGTGCATGTGGTGCCTATCAGTACATGCAAGATACGTGGAACAACTTTATGGGATATAAGAGTGCATGCGATGCACCAGAATGGGTACAGGATCAACGTATGATTGCCGAACTAAAATCGTCATATAAAACTTACGGTTCTTGGCCCGCTGCCGTCGCAGCCCATCTTTGCCCATCAAGGGCGGGCAATGTAAAGACTTGGTTCAAACCAGTACCAGGCAATCCTACTGTCTTCCAATACGTCTCAAGTATTTTTCAACAGGCAAATATCGCATTCTGATGAAGATACAAGTCTTTTCTCAGTATTACAATTTGGCTAGGGCAGGCAAAGTTAAACCTTTGTACTGCCCTAATCATCAAAGTGAGTATGCTCACAACGATGGGTACCTTTATTGGCTAGTTCACAAAATGGTAAGTGAAGATATCGTGTTATACTGTACAGCATGTGGGTATGAACAAAAAGCAGGCCTACAACTTTACGAAAACATTTTAAAGGAGATAGTCAATGTCACATGAACCAGTTGTTGGAGATTACTTTGTAGTACATACTACAGGTTGGGCAGCAAAGTTAATTCAATTAGGTACATGGTCTAAATGGAATCATGCTGGAATCTATATTGGCGATGGCAAAATTATTGAGGCCCGTCCGACGGGAGTTTCAATTCAAAATCTTTCAAAGTATGATGGCAAGCCACTTATGTGGAGCGATGAACCATCTTTAACAGAAGATCAAAGACATAATATTGTAGAATTTGCAAAACATTTTGAACATTTTAAATATGGCGTTTGGTCAATTATTGCTCTTGGCTTTAAGTGCCTTGGAATTAGCTTATTTCCTGCTGTAAAGAGAGCTGAAGCTGAGAATAGCGTTATCTGCTCACAACTAGTAGCCTGGACCTATTCGCACGTAGGAATTAAGCTTTCAGTTAAACAACATGCTTTAGTAACACCTAAAGATTTGGCCGAACGATTGAGCCGAAAGTAGGATCTCATGGATTTTCTACCTATAGTTGAAGGTAGGTCCTGCGGGGACTGTACAAAATGCTGTGAAGGGCATTTGAGGGCTGATATCAACCTAAAAGATGGAACCCCTACAGTCTGGATGGGTATAGATGAGGTTGGTCGTAAACCTTGTGCATTTGTAAAAGTTGGAGAAGGATGCACAGTATATGAAAAGCGTCCTGATAGCCCTTGTGCAATATTTAGATGCGACTGGTTAACAAATCCCGATATGCCTGAATCATTTAAACCGTCAAGAAGTAATTCTATATTTACTACTCGGTCAGTACGTGGAGTTCAATACACAAAATTGATTGAGGCGGGACGGAAACTGGATTCAGAAGTACTATCTTGGGCATTTGAGTATTATATGGGCAATGCACTCAATTTTTCTTGGAATGTGCTCGAAAATATTTTTTGGCTCGGATCAGAAGAATTTAATAATATGATGGAAGAAGATTATCCTTTGCTGGCTAATCCTGGACATGGCAAAGATTCGCATTGAAAGAGCTTATATCGAGCCTCATGACAAGTATGAAGATAATTTTGCCATTACTTTAGAGATAAAAGATGGAAAAGATTTAATTTTGGTGGGGAAGATAGATTTGGATAATCCCAAGCCTTGGCTATATACTATGAATAACGAAGATAATGATCTAGTGATCAATAATTCGGCGGGAATGGAAGCCAACAAATGGGATTATATAACCAAGGAGATATTAGGTGGGTAATTTGGGGGAAGAGATTATAAACCAGGAAGCCTTTGATATATTAGTTAATATGAGAGAGCTATTAGGGGCTATATTTATTCAAAGCCAGAGGAATTATGATATGTTGTCCATTATTGCTGATAAGCTAGGTGCTGATGCTACTGCTTTGACTAAATTGCACGAATCTGGACAGATTCTAGCTCCCGCCCCATCTTTTGTATTTGAAGAAGATGAAGAAAATGCCTAAAAGATATTTTTTAAAACACGCTAAGCAGATACACTATCGTGATCTGCCTCGTTTTCAGAAGATCTCATCTTTTGAACGCATGATAAACAAAATCGCAAAGTTTTTCCATCTTTAATACTTAAAAATCTAGCTTTAAAATAACCACATCTGTTACAATTATTTGTTTCTTGAGATAAAGTCATTTAAGATAGCCTCCGTTGCTGTTAATCCAAATCTTGTAGCTCCTGCATCATATAATTCTAGTAAATAATCTAAACTTCTGATCTTCCCCGCAGCTTTTACCTCTACTTTTTCAGATACCGACTCTTTCATGAGCTTAATATGCTCAACTTTAGCACCTTCAGGAGCATATCCTGTTGAAGTTTTCACAAAATTAGCTCCAGCTTGCTCAGATAACCAGCATCCTTGCTCAATTTCTTCATCTGTAAGGTATGCAGTCTCTAAAATTACCTTTAAAGGTCTCATTTCTACTGCTTGCTTTACAGTTTCAATGTCTTTTACCACCACATCATACTGTTTTGACTTCAATGCAGCGATATTTAAGACCATATCAAACTCATCTGCTCCATGCATTACCGCAATTTTAGCTTCTAACATCTTTACTTCATGAGTATTATAGCCAAAAGGAAATCCAATGACTGTTCCAATTTGTAAACTACTCGATTGACTGAGATTTTTTGCAAATTGTACATGTGTTGGTCTTACCATTGCTAATTTTACACCATATCTTAAGGCCAAATTAATGCCTTCTGCAATTTCATACTCAGTTAAAGTAGGTTGTAGCAATGAATGGTCAATCATATTTGCTAATTGTGTGTAATTCAATTAATATCTTTCTAATGTAGTAGGATTTAAGTTCTTAATTTGGTCATTTGACCAACCAGTATAAATCATACCAGCTCGGGGAGCTTCTAATGTAATAACTCCATGTTTCCATCCTTCAGGAATATAGATTACATCTCCTGGTTCCATAATATACTTAACTTCCTTGCCATTTTCTATAACTGTCCATAATGCTTTTCCTATGCAATTCCAGTGAATTTGCTTACCAGGATCAACATGCATAAAAAGTCCCGACCCATGCTCTGTTGTTTGAGAATAGATCATTACTGGTTCGTTCCAAAGATAGAGTCCAAAAGCTTTGAGCATTGCATCCTCAAATTCTTTAAACCCATTAAAGGCATAAAGCATAGGAAGCTTTTCTCCAGTGTAGTAAATTGTCAAAAATTCATTTTCTTTTCTAAGCTTACTTTTTGGTACCATCTGACTGCTTTTTACAAAAGTTTCAAAATTAGGCACAACAGGAAAAGCGTTCTTAAAATGAACAACTTTGTCGTCTTCTAATCTTGCTTGTTTCATTCTTTCTATAAAACTCATATGCTATATTGTAGCACATTTCCACCAATTTTTTACAATGTAACGTGTATCACACTAAATTAGATTTGATCAAAATGTTAATGGATTTTTAAAATGCATGATTCACTTTTAAAAACAAAAAATCAAATTTGAATAGTGCGCCCGAAATGTCCAAATTGCCCTGGTATGTACCCTAAAGATGTGGTCTATCTCACAAAGTTTTTTTAAAAGATGTCCGATTTGTACGCATTTTGGAGTTGAAAATGTCAGTGGTGTGTGTTATAGTTACACTATAAGAAATTAACAAAGGTTGTTAGTTTAACTTAAAGAAAG